AGGCGCACCGCTACACGACGAGCATTCGCATGGCTGCCTAGTTGGTGATTCGATGGTGTTGACGGGGCGTGGAGAGGTTCCAATCAGGGATGTAGCGATAGGCGACCGCGTGTGGACGCCGAATGGCTGGTCTGCTGTACTCAATGCCGGGATGACGAAATACGCGACGGAGTTGATTGAGGTAAGGACGGCATGCGGCCGGGTTTTGACTTGCACGCCAGAGCACAAAATCCTAACCCAAAGAGGCTTTGACCGTGCGGATGCATTGCGCTATGATGACCGTATCTTTAACGGTATGGAGTGGCAATGCGTCCTAAGCAAATTGATTTCAATGGTTTTCGGTTCCGGCTTTCGGGCAACTATTACCGGCGAAATGTCTGGGGGTCAAAAGGCCCATCAAACCTACACCGAGCCGTCTGGGAATTTCATAACGGACCGATTGCGGAAGGCTTTGAGATTCACCACATTGACGGGGACACCTTCAACAATGAGTTGTCCAACCTTGAATGCGTCTGCATGCATGAGCACCAGCGCGCGCACATGCTTGAGCGAATCGCCAACGGAGAGATTCACCTACCGTCTGCAAAAGCTTTGGCAAAGGCTGCCGAGTGGCACAAGTCAGACGAAGGGCGCGTCTGGCACAGCCAGAACGCAGCCAAAGTCTGGGAAAACCGAGCATGGCATCCGGTGGCTTGCCAGCAGTGCGGCCAGCAGTTTTTTACGCCTTACCCTACGCGCGCCAAGTTCTGCCATGCGAATTGCAGGGCTGTCGCGCTCCGAGCACGCAGGGGTGCCGGTGTACGACCTGACCATCAACAAGAACGCGTGCTATCTGGCAAACGGGCTGATGGTAAGCAATAGCGACATGTTCCGCTATGCCGGGATGGCTGTTGACCAGATGGGCAACGCGCAGGCGACAAAGCCCATTGTTTACAAGAAAAGGATGCTCGCATGAGTGAAGTTCACACTTACCCGGACGGATCGCAGCGCGTTGGAGAGCCGCCATTTCCGAAACTGTCTCCACTGGAACAGGCGCAAGGAAAGACAGAGCCCGCAGAAGTGAAAACCGTCGAAGTCGAAGCGCCCAAGCGTGGCCGCAAGCCAAAGGCTGCTGAGTAATGGCGAAAATGGATGAATCTTCGCTGCTGCAGCACTTGCAGGCGAATGAAGAGGATTCGGCGGAATACATCGAGTTGATCGGTGCAACTCGCCTGAAGGCCATGCGGGAGTATTACCGCGAACCTTACCCTGGCGACGAAGAGCTTGATGGATGGAGCACCATCGTTACGTCCGAAGTGGCCGATGCGGTAGAGGCCATGCTCCCCGGCTTGGTTGACGTGTTCACCAGCTCAGATGAGGCGGTGGTGTTTGAGCCGACAAAGCCAGAGGATGTAGATGGCGCAGAACAGGCAACAGACTGCTGCAATTACGTTTTCTACAAGCAGAACAACGGCTTCCTGGTGCTCTATACCGCCATCAAGGACGCGCTGATCTCGCAAAACTGCGCAGTCGAGTGGCGCCTTGTGTCCGAGACGGTGCGTGATGTGCAGGAGGTGCAGGGCGCACCGCTGGAATCACTGGCAATGCTGGAGAGCCAGGGCTATGAGATCGAGGCTGCAACGCCTGTACCACAGCCTCCGCAAGTGGACGCCATGGGCATGCCTGTGGAGTCTCCGCCCCTGTTCAATGCCCGCGTATCACGCAAGAAAGAGAAGAAAAGCGTTCGCGTCGAGGCGTTCCCGCCTGAGCAGTTGCACATTAAGCGCGGCTGGACTACTCCATTGCTGGACGAGTGCCCGTATGTGGCGCGTGCTATGGAAGTCACGCTGTCCGACCTGCGGCAGATGGGGTTCAAAGACGTCACTGCGGAAGACCTGCGCGCATCGGATGATCCGTCTACTGTGGGTGCTGACGAAGACTATCGCAGAAGCCGCGCAAGCGAAAGCACGCGCGCAGAAGATGACACGGTAGATATCGAAGATGAAAGCCTGGCCACAGGATGGCTGCGCATTGAATATGTGCTGGTGGACTTTGATGGCGACGGCATTGCAGAGCGCCGGTTGATTCACCGCCTTGAATCAAAGATTCTGAGCAACGAGGAAACCGACCACGTTCAGATTGCCACGGCTTCACCGATCATCAACCCGCACCGCTGGGACGGGATGAGCGTGGCCGAGATTGCATCGGATGGGCAACTGCTCAAGACAGATCTAACGCGCGGCATGGTCAACGCCAGCAACCTGGCAGTGAACCCGCGCAAGACGGTACTGACGGACGCGCAGGGTGCGCCTTACGCCAACATTGACGACCTGATGGATTTTCGCATTGGCGGACTGGTGCGCCAGTCGCGGCCAGATTCCATTGGCATGGAGCCGACGCCGTTCAACGCGACCAATACGCTCCCTGTGCTGGGGTATGTCGATTCGATGCTGGAAAAGCGCATCGGGTATTCGAGCAACCAGTCTGGCATGGATGGTGACAGCCTTAAAGTGGGACGCACCGCGACAGAGGTATCGATCCAGTCGAACGCCGCACAGCAGCGCGTCAAGCTGATCGCACGCATCTTTGCGGAAGTGCTGGTAAAGCCGATTTTCCGGGGTATCTTGAAATTGCTCACTTCGGGCGAGATGGAGCCGCTCGCGTTCCGGTTGCGCGGGAAGTTCGTGCAGTACGACCCGAACGAATGGCGCGACGGCTACGACATGACGATCAATGTCGGGCTTGGGACTGGCGACAAGGGACAGCAAATCTCCTTTTTCTCGGGCCTGTTGCAGCACCAGATGGGCCTTGCACAGTCGCCATTTGGTTCGCTGCTCATCCAGCCGCAGAACATCTACAACACCGTTTCGAAGCTGGTGGAGTTGGGCGGGCAGAAGAACGTGGGCGACTTTGTGGGCGATCCCCAGGGCAAGCCACTGCCGCAGCCAGGTCCTCCGCCTCAATTGCAGATTGAGCAAATGAAGCTGCAAGCCAATCAGCAGGGAGAACAGGCCAAGCTGCAAGCGCAGGCGCAGACGAAGCAAATGGAAATGCAGTACAAGATGCAGACGGATGAATTGCAGCGCCAGTTGCAGGCGCAGCTTGAAATGATCCGTCAGCAAGCCCAGCAACAAACCGACGCGAATCGGCAGGCCATGGAAGCACAGTCCAATCAAATGCGTCTGCAGCATGAGGCCCAGCTTGCAGCACTGAAAGAGCAGTACGCCGAACGCGAACGCGAACGACAAATGGTGTTCCAGCGCTGGAAGGCAGAGCTTGACGCATCAGTACGCATCGAGACTGCGAATATCTCGAGCAAGAACAAATTGAGCAACCCTGCCACGGCAGCGGCAACAGCCGAGATTGGCCGGGAGGTGCAGCCATGACATTGGACTCAGCAGCAATCAAGTCTCTGATGGCGTCTCAAGTTGCTATGGAATGTCTCCGTGCTGGCATGACTTACGAACGTGTCCGGCAAGTAGTTGTGTCTGGCACAGCATCATCAATCGACATGGCGGAGTATGAGCTGCACAAAGCCAGGGCAAAACAAGTGCTGGACAACATGAGGCGCGCAAAGCAATGACAGGCGCCGTGATTGAGCTATCCGCACCAGAAGAGCACCGTCTGTTCAAAGACTTCGCCAAGGCATGCAAACCATTACTCAATGAGGCATTCACGCGATGAACGACGACCAGATCATCAAAGCGGGATCGGACGCAGCGCAGGTGCTCGACAACCCGGCTTTTCAGTCAGCCCTTGCACAGTTGCACGATCTGGCGCATCAAGCGTTCAAGCTCACCGACATTCGAGATGCTGAGGGATTGAAGCTGGCACGCCAGTTCGCGGCAGTGACGGACGATTTCGAGCAGATATTGCGCCGCATGGTGGATGGCGGGAAGTTCGCCAGCCTGAACCTGAACAAACACAGAAACGAGAACGCAGCGCGGAGGATGCTGCGCACGGTTATCCGGTAGTCACCTACCTGTTTGGGCCTCCGTTGTGAAACGTGCCCGTAGCCACTCCTGGTGACAGGGGGGTGGTTTTGATTGATTGGAACACCCAATGAACGGACAAGCCGACACGGCCCCGGTTACAACGGATGACGTGGCCGCATTCCTTCTCGACAACCCTGACGGGATCGATGAACAAGAGGAACTAGAGCCAAACGCTGACGCGCCCGAAGGCGAAGAGCCAGAGGAAAACGCCGACGCGGAAACCGACGACGAGAACCCGGATGAAGACGGCGACGACGCCGAGGATAAGCCCGATCCGACAAGCTCTCGCAAATTCAAAGTCACCATCAAGGGCGATGACGGTGCGGACCTCGAACAAGAGGTTGACGAAAAAGAACTCATTGCAGGCTACACGCGCCATTCCGACTACACGCGGAAGACGCAGGAGCTTGCACGGCGAGAAGAGCAGGCTGTGGAGGTTGTGCGCGCGAAGGTGACGGAAGCGCAGAGCCACTACATCCAGCAAGCGCAAATGGCACAAGCGCTCGTTGCCCAGCTCGCCGGTATGAAGTCTCCCGAGGAAATGCAGCATCTTGCGGTCAACGACCCTGCGGCCTACGTCGCAGAGCAGGCCCGCGCACAGCAGATTCAGCATGTGATTGGCGGGCTGCAAAACCGCTGGCAGCAAGAGCAATTTCAGCGACAGCAACAGCACCAGGAAGAGCTGCAAAAAAGTTTTTCGCGGTGCTGGGGTGTGTTGGGGCAAAAGGGCATCGACAAGCCCAAGCTGCAGCACATTTTTGAAACCGTCAGCAAGGACTACGGCATTGGGACTGAGCGTTTCGCAACGCTGAACGACCCGGCTGCGGTGATGGTGATGCGGGACGCTGTTGCGTATCGGGAACTGCAAAAGAAAACCGCTGATGTGAAGAAAAAGGCCGCAACTGCGCCGCGCCTTCCACAACAGCAAAGCGTGCCCCGCAACGAAACGCGTGAAAAGCGCGTGACTGAGCGGCTACGAACGGGCAGGGGATCGCGTGACGACCTGGCCGCATTCATTGCACAAAACAATCTGTAAAGAGGCCCAAAATGGCAGCAGCAGCAAGCACTTACACCCGCTACACAGCGGCCACCAACGTCCGCGAAGACCTCGCAGACTTCATCTCGCGCCAAGACCCTGAAACGACCCCAATCGTCTCCAGCGCTGGCCGCGCAAAAGCAACGCAGACACTGCATGAGTGGAGCCGCGATGCACTGCGCGCGCCCAATGCGGACAATGCGGCTATTGACGGCGACGACGCGTCCGTATCGACCAAGACGCCGCCCAACCGCATTGGCAACTACTGCCAGATTTTTCAGGACACGGTGTCCATCTCTGGGCGCGCCGAAGTCGTGGACAAAGCTGGCAAGAAGTCGGAAATGGCCTACCAAAAGGCCAAGATGTACAAAGAGTTGCAGCGCGACATCGAAAAGATGGTCGTGTCCAATAACGTCGGCGTGCTCGGTTCTGGCGCCGCCGCAGCAAAGGCTACCGGCCTTGGCCCGCTGATCTACACCAACACCAGCCACGGCGCTGGTGGCTCGACGGTGGCGCATACCTCTGGCGTTGCAACGGTGGCGCCTACCCCTGGCACGCCGCGCGCCCTGACGGATGTGCTCTACAAAGCCGCTGTACAGGCGACCTACATCTCTGCGGGCAAGGTGCCCAAGTCGGTGTATTTCTCGCCAGCGCACAAGGCCGTTGCGTCCGGCTTCACCGGCATTGCCGCCAATCGTTTCGAAGTGAAGGGCACGAACCAGGGCGCCATCATCGGCGGCGCTGATGTGTTCGTGTCTGACTTCGGCGCCTTGACCCATGTACCACACTACATGATGGCAGGCAGCACGAACGTGTATGGCCTGGACCTGTCTGAAATCAAGATCGCCTACCTTCGCCCATTCCAAAGCACCAAGCTCGGCAAGTCTGGCGACTATGAGCGCGAGCAGATTCTGGTGGATGCGACGCTGCGCCTTGAGGCGGAAAAAACTTGCTTCAAAATTAGCGATCTCAGCGGCGGCTAATCGCTCCAACGTCAACACAAGGCCCCTTCGGGGGCCTTTTTCATTGGAGAAATTGCATGGACTTTGGACACTTCCAAATTGATGAAGGCGTGAACAAAGACACCGGCATCCGCACGATCTACCGGTTTGAAGGCGATCAGGTGACGGTGCAGAAGGTCTACGACGCAAAGCCCTATTTGCAGCGTGCGGCTGAAATGCGCGCACGCAACGAGGGCAAGACATGGGGCGAGGGCCGAGAGGTTGGTGTGATTCCGCCCTGGGCGCTGCGCGAGATTGAACCCATCAAAGACGACAAAGAGCGAGAGAAGGCCATGCGCGCTTTCTTTCGTGCAAACCCCGCATTCCTGGCGTATGACGCCTTTCTAAAATGAACTGGGGCGAACTCAAGGCAGCGGTGGCGGCGTATGCCCATCGCACCGACCTGGCGCCGATGTTCGCCACGTTTCTGGCGAATGCAGAGCAGCGCATTTACTTCGGTGAACTGAACTCTCCAAAGCTGCGCATTGCTGCGATGCGGGCATTTGAAACGATGGCAACCGGCGCGCAGCCAGTGGGCTATCTGGAGGCCATCAAGGTTTCCAAAAACGGATCGCCAGAGATTGACCTAGCTGCCCGCCCATTGGCGGCGATGCCCAACGAATTTCAAGCCTACGCATGGGACGGCCAAACGCTGGTGCTCTCGCGCGACCAAGGTTTCCCGGTGGACCTGACGTTCTACAAGCGCCTGGATTCGCCCGTGCTGGACACGGATACCAATTGGCTGATGACGAATGCGCCGAACGTCTATCTGTCGTCCATGCTTGTTGAGTACGCCCGCTGGGCACGCGATGACGTTCTTGGGGTTCGTGTTGCGTCTGACTACGCCAGCGCCATCAATTCCTTGCAAAGCCAGGACACAGCCGCCCGCATCAGCGGATCAACGCTACGAATGAAAAGACGCACATGACAGTCGAATCCGCAAGCTACATAAGCCAGCTTGACGCAACATTGCCGCTGCCTGGCGACAAGAAAAGAGAAGGCGACAACCACCTGCGCCTGGTCAAAACCGTCCTGAAAACGCAGTTCCCGAACTTCGGAACAGCGGCGATGACTGCCACGACAACCGAACTCAATTACGTTGTTGGCGTGACCTCGGGCATTCAGGCGCAGATCAACACAAAGGCAACGAAAGCAGGCGACACCTACACCGGGGCGCATGACTTCACCGGGGCAACTCCTACGGTTCCAACTGCGACGGCAGGCGACTCCAGCAGCAAAGCAGCCAGCACGGCTTTTGTGGGGAGCACGGCATTCTCCTCGGCGCTTCCAGGCCAGACCGGCAACGCAGGGCGCACCGTGCGAACCGATGGCACTTCGGCTTCGTGGGGGTCTATTTATGGCTCGCCGCAAGTCATCAGCACCAACACCACGGCAAGCAATGGCACTGCCTACCTACTGACGGCTTCGCTCACTCTGACGCTGCCTGCAACCCCTGCGGCTGGTGACTGCGTTTTTGTGCACGACGCATCCGGGTCTGGAACCTGCGTCATTGGACGAGGCGGCGAAAACATCATGGGCGCAGCGGAAGACCTGAATCTGGACACGGGCTATCCCTATTTGTGGCTGGTGTACGCAGACGCGACACGCGGCTGGGTTCTGGGCTAAGGACGAAACATGAGCAATCTGAGCGACTTCATCAGTGCGGGCGGCGGCAAGCTGCGCTATCAGGAATTCACGTCCTCTGGCACGTTTACGCCATCGTCGCGCCTCATTGCCAATGGTGGGCAGTGCTTCGTAACGGCTTTAGCTGGTGCTGGCTCTGGCGGTGCGGCACGTATACCAAACACGACAAATCTGTCCCAAGCCTGTGGGGGCGACGCTGGGCAGCTTGTAGAGGGCATGGTAACGGTGTCGGCGGCGACGACCGTCACGATTGGCGCTGGCGGCGCTTCAGTTGCGACTACCGGGACAGCAAATTTTCATACCAATGGCAATGATGGAGCAGATACTACATTTGGCGCCCTGTTGACGGCAAAAGGCGGTAAAGGTGGGGTGGCGTTTGATAACTCTATAACGCATTCCGCTCGCGGCGGAGATGGTGTAGGGAGCCAAGGGCAATATGTCACAGATACCACTACGACGCTCAGCGCGCGCGGGGGGGCTGGAAAGAATGGCAAGGGCGGCGGTGGGGGTGGAACGGCTACCTATGGCGTAAGCCACATGACAGCTACGGACGGCGGAGGAGCCGGGGCAGTGGCTACGTCTGGAAACGTATCCGCTAGCAATGCTGCAGCGAATTCAGGAGCAGGCGGCGGCGGTGTAACGCTGGGGCTCGTGTCTGCATCTTCACAAACCGTCACCAGCGGCGCAGGTGGTTCCGGGTGGCTTCGTGTGGTGTGGTTTGAATAAATGGCAATCGTTCAGATTTCAGACGCTGGGCAGGGAATCAACCTTGATCTTCCTCCAGAAGAACTCAAGGCCGGGGTATGGTCGTCGGCGTCGAATATGCGGTTTGTCAACGGCTACGCGCAAAGGTTCGATGGCATCTCCAGAATCTTTGATGCAACGTCGATAACCCCGTACTACCTCACCTACTACCAGAAACCCGGTGGCAGGTATTGGGTGCATGCCGGAACGGGGAAAGTGTTCTCCGACGATGGCACGACGCGCACGGAAATCACCCGGATCGGGACTGCCGCCATCACCAGCCTGACGCACGTTACAACCACGGCCACGCTCACGACGACAGCGCCGCATGGCATGTCCACCAGCGACACCATCGAACTGTATGGAGCCTCGCCAAACGCCTACAACGGCACATTCACCATCACCGTGACCGGGCCGAGTGTATTCACTTACACAATGGCGTCCGACCCTGGAGTAAATGCGACCAATGTCGGGCACTTGTTGCTCGATGGTGCTGTGGCGCTGGACTTCACCGGGGCGCGTGACGACCGCTGGACGGGCGGTGTGTTGGGCGGGGTTTTGGTACTAAACAACGGCGTAGATGCCCCGCAGTACTGGACCGGAACGAACGCGCTGCGCACACTCCCGGCATGGGACGCGACCCACACGGCGCAGGTGCTTGTCCCGTTCAAAAGCTACCTTGTGGCGCTGGACATCACCAAGGGTTCCACCAGATACCCCAACATGGTCAAGTGGTCTAGCGCTGCGGTGCCCGGATCGCTCCCAGTGTCGTGGGACGAAACAGACGTCACGATTGACGCTGGTGAGGTGGACGTTGCAGAAACGCCGGATTACCTGGTGGACGCCTTGCAGTTGGGCGACACGCTGATTTTGTACAAACAGCGCTCTGCGTATGTCATGCGGCTGATCGGCCAACCCTACATCTTCCAAGTTCAAAAGCTACCCGGCGACGCTGGAATGCTGGCACGAGGCTGCGCAGTCGCTACCCCGTTGGGCCATGTCGTTTTGACGGCTGGCGATGTGGTTCTAAACAACGGCTCGGGCATGCAGTCGATTGCTGACGGCCAGGTGCGCCGGGCCATTTTCAGCAACTTCAGCACGGAACATTACAAGAGGGCATTCGTCACCTCAAACCCGCAGAAAAACGAGGTTCTGGTGTGCTACCCATCGGCAGACGCTACAGATTGCGACATTGCGATGGTGTGGAACTGGAAAAGCCAAACCTGGGGCCAGCGGGACATCACCGGAACGCATTTCGGCGCGACCGGGCAGATTGACGAGGTGTCGATCAGCTCATGGGATTCGGACGACGAATCGTGGGAACTGGATACCTCAAGCTGGAGCGAAGACCCGTATTCACCGAACGAATCGAGGCTGCTGCTGGCGCAAACGGCCCGCATCGGGGCCTTTGATGTGTCGTCCAGTGATGACGGCGTGAACGCACTCACCGGGACGCTGGAACGGACTGGAATGTGGATTGACGACAGCGACGTCAACAAACTGCTTCGCTCAGTTATCCCGCGTATCGAGGCGACAAAAGGCGCTGTGGTGACGGTGAAGGCCGGGGCCAATGACATGCCCGGCGAAGCGCTGAGGTGGAGTGACGCGGTGTCGTTCACAGTAGGTCAAGACCTGCGCGCCTACACCTTCGCGCAAGGGAAATACCTCGGGTTGCGTATCTCCTGCTCGGCACCGTGGCGCATGCGCTCGACTGGCATGGACATCATCAAAACAGGGGAATTCTGATGCAGTACCAGCCTTCGGTAGGGGCAGACGAAGAATTCCACCAGATCGCAAGGGTGATGGGCAGGCCGCAGCCGTTCTTACTGCTTTCCACCAGCTACGCCGCACCGGGCAAACCGCAGGACGGCATGGTGGTCAAAGCAGACGGAACGCATTGGGACCCCGGTTCTGGTGCAGGGTTTTACGGTTACTCGGGCGGCGCCTGGGTTCTTTTGGGGTAACACATGAGCTATTACGACCAATATGTAAACGCGAACCTTTCTAGCGACTACAAAACGCCAGACTGGTTCAAGCAAAACTTTATGAGCGGGGTGGATGCCAACCGGCTGGACACGTACTTTGCCGCGAACCCAGACAAGGCGGCAGATTTCACCAACATCATGAACGGCGGCACGTCTGCATTCTCGACAGACGGCTCCAGCCTCATCAAGACGCCGTTTGACAGCATGTCGCCCGAGGCGCAGCAGTACTATTCTCAAAAACCCCACGAGTTGCTGGCCGCGGAAGGGTTCGGGCAAGACCCAACTCTGGCGTACATGAATTACTACCATGGGCCGGGGTCGATTGGAATCACCGACCCAAAGCGGACGAATACATCGGAGTACCTCCGGAACAACCAATGGACGCCCAACGGCATCCAGGCGGGCAACAACGCGCAGCGCTATGCAGCCCTTCCGTGGGGTGGTGGGTCTAGCGGGGTAACGGGGGCCAACAGCTACAGCACCCGGCCCTTGCAGGTGGATGCACAAGGCAACCCGATTGCGTCAACCGGGCAGTCTGGCACCGGTTCGACCGGCATGGCGGGCTGGAATCAAGGCGTCAGTGGCAACAACGGCGTCACGAACGGCGCGGCGAACTGGAACAACATCGGATCGGGCGGCGGCGGCTCCTATGGCGGAGGCGGTGGCTCCATGTCCACGAATTTCGCCATGAACCCCTATCTCCAGCAGATGGGCGACATGATGGCCGGGACGATGACGAACAACTGGCAGCGCGGCGTACAGCCGCAGATTGCCTCTGGGGCCATGGCCGCTGGTGGGTACGGTGGATCGCGCCAAGGGGTTGCGGAAGCCAACTCGGCAAACGACCTGAACCAAGGCATTGGCTCCGCTCTGGCGAATCTGTACGGCAACGGCTACAACACCGGATTGCAGTACGACCTGGGCCTGAAAAACAACCAGCTCGGCTATGCCAACCTGGACCGCAACATCAATAACGACAACCTGAATTGGCAGATGCAAGGGGCCAATTTCGGCCTCGGCATCTATGACCGGATGCAGCAAGCAAACAACCTTGGGCTGCAGACAGGATCACAGATTCAGAACACGCCGCTGAACTACTGGAATCAGTTTAGCCAAGGCGCTAACTCGCTTGGGCAAGGCTACGGCACATCGACCAGCACCAGCGGCGGCAACCCGCTGATGGGGGCAATGGGCGGGGCGCAGTTGGGCAACCAGATCGGCAACTGGTGGGGCGGCGGGACTGCTGGCTCCGCTGGCGACACTGCCACAGGGCAAAACTTCTGGGCTCCCAACTTTTCCGGCGGGATGGGCGACTGATGCACGTCACCTACGGCAAAGGTTTCAACCTGTCCCGGCTGGCCTCGATGCGCGCGCGCGTGGACCGGCTGGAGACCGCGCTGATGGATGCGCCGCAAATCGACTGCCCGGTGCAGCATCACTTTGCACCCGGCATCTACGCACGCGAAATCTCCATCCCTGCCGGTACGGTGGTGGTTGGGGCCATCCACAAAACCGACAACATCATCATTGTGAGCAAGGGCAGGCTTCGCATCGTCACTGATGACGGCACCGCCGAGGTAAGGGCGGGCGACACCATGACATGCAAGGCGGGCATGAAGAACGCTGTTGTAGCTCTTGAGGATGCCAGGTGGGTAAACCTTCTGCCGAACCCCGACAACATCACCGACACCGCCGAATTGGTGGAGCGGTTCACATTTTCGAGCGAGTCTGACCTGATCGGCGGCTCGACCAACAAGCAACTCGCAGCCAACATGGCTGCAAAAATTGGGAGCAAGCCATGTCATTTGGAGCAGTAGCTGGAGCTGTCGTAGGTGGCCTGATGGGCGGCGGCGGCGAAGAACAAACCGCCACCAAAGAACCATGGAGCGCAGCCGCGCCCTGGCTGCGCGAGAACATCGCACAGGGTCAAAACCTGCAGGCGTACTATCAACAAAACCCATGGAACAGCCTGCAGCAGACGGGCTATCAAAACACGTTCTCGGACATTGACAACTTCCGAAACTCGATTGCACCGGGGATGATGGATTTTGCAAACCGGCTGATGGGCACGAACTACAGCCGGGGCGGCACGACCATGCAGAACAAGCCGCAGGCCATGCCGCGGTCAGGGGCGCAGTCCAGTGCACAGTCAGGCAATGGCGGGATGCTGTCTGGCCTGCTTTCGGCAGCGCAACCAGGCCAGCAATCGCGCGGATCGTCTGGCCCGTTTTCTGTGTCTCCGGGGCAAAGCTACGGCCTTTTGGACTTCCAGGCGCTGAACCCGTACAACGGCGCGTTGAAGCCTGACCAGATCAAACAGCCAGACCAGCAGACTGTGGAGCAAGCCGTGCAAGCCGAACTCGAACGCCGTCAGCGCGAAGCGCAGCAATACGACGGATTCGCATAAGGAGACCCCATGGGACTACTCGACTCGATTTTCAACACGCCAGAGGGGCGCATGGGCATCGGCTTGCTGGCATTGGGTCAGATGCCGAAAGCGCAAGGGTTTCAGGGGTTGATGGGGCTTTTGGCGGCGCAGGACGACGCAGCCCGAATGAAGGCCGATACAGCCTGGCGCCAGGAGCAAGCCAATCGCCAGCGGCAAGAATGGGAGATGAAGGACGGCGCAGCCAAGGCGCAAGCCGCGCAACGAGCCGCAATCCCGTCACTTTTTACTCCTGGCGAGGGTGGCGGAGTAGGCGGGTTTGATGTGCAACGTGCATTGCAGCACGGCTTTGACCCCGACGAAATCCAGAAACTCGCAGGACTTTCCAACGTTGGACGCGCGAAGGTCGCCCGCACTGTGGACGGGGTGGACGAAAACGGTCGCCCGGTCACGTACCAAGTGGACGAGTTCGGCCAACGTGTGGGCGATGGCATCGGGCAGTGGAAGGCTCCCATGCTCATCAACCAGGGCGACCGGCAAACACTGTTCGACCCTGGCACACGGCAAACCCTCGGCAGCCTCGGAATCAACATGTCGCAGGCAGAGCGTGAGGCATCTGCCCGCGGCTGGGCCTCCCAGGCCTTGGCGCGCGAGCGCATGAACTTCGACATGGCGGGAGGCGCTGAGGCTGGCAAGCCGCAGTACAAAGATGGGAATTGGGTCATGCCACCGCGAGGCCTGCAGCCAGGCCAAGCAGTGCCAGCCCTGCCAGCAACCGGTGTGAAGGATGCCAACGAGGCTCTGGCGCTGATCGACCAAGCCAAGAAGCTGATTCCCAACGCGACGGGCAGTTACCTTGGCAGCGCAATGGACACCGCGGCACGCGCCTTCGGCAAGTCAACCTCTGGAGACATTGCCACCGGCCAACTGCAAGCCCTGGAGGGTGCGCTGGTTGCCAAGATGCCAAAGATGAGCGGGCCGCAGTCTGACAAAGACGTCATGCTCTACCGCCAGATGGCAGGCGTGATCGGTGATCCAACGATCCCTACAGAGCGCAAGCTGGCAGCCCTGGCGACGGCGGAGGAAATCCAGCGCCGGTATGCGGGGCAGCAGGCACCGAAGGCGCCGGCAGCGGGATCGATGGGTAGCGGCTCGTTCCAGATCATTTCTGTGGAGTAACAGATGCCAATTTACACAGTCCAAGGGCCGGACGGCAAGAAGTACAAGATACAAGGCCCAGAGGGTGCGACAGCAGAGCAGCTAGGCGAGGTCATCCAAGGATCGGCAGCGCCTGCACAGCCTCAAGAAACCTCGATGCTTCAGGACATCAAGCAAGGCGCTGGCAACCTGCTGGCTGGTGGCTTGCGCGGCGCTGGGTCTATTGGCGCGACGATAGTAGCCCCGATTGACTACGCAATGGATGCCATCATTGGTGATCGCAAGGAAAAAGGCCTCACCAAGCTGGTGCTTGGCGACAACTACAAAGCGCCACTAAGCCGCAATGCAGAGCGACGCCAACAGATGGACGGGGCCCTGCAATCGATGGGCGCTGAGCCTGACTCGTGGATGTACAAGGGCGGCAAGCTGGCTGGAGAGATTGCCGGAACGGCTGGGGCTGGTGGGGCATTGGCAAACACGGCTCGTGGGGCATTGGGTGCTGTGGCTCCTACTTTGGCAACCAAAGCCGCTCCGCTGCTGAGTGCCATTCAATCCGGCGGCATGTCGGCCCCTGGTGCTGGCCTGCTTACCCGCGCCATTGGTGGCGGTATCACAGGCGCGGCCACCGCTGGGCTGGTGAATCCTGATGATGCAATGGCGGGCGGTGCCATTGGTGCGGCAATGCCTGTTGGTGTGCGTGCTTTGGGTGCTGTGGGTGGTGCGATTGGGCGGCAAGTGCGCCCTAGTGGTGACGCTGCTGCACTCGCCAAGCGCGCAATGGACATGGGCGCGCCGCTGGGGGTGGCCGACATTGCAGAAGGCAAGTTCACCAAGGCTGTGCGCTCTGTGTTGAACGATGCCCCTTTGACTGGCAGTATTGGCGCAACGCAAAACGAGGCAAAGCAGCGCTGGTTCAATCGGGCTGTTGGAGAGGTGTTTGACGCTGCGGACGACAAGCTGACTCCGCAGGTGATGGACGCGGCCAAGAGGAAACTTGGCTCAGAGTTTGATCGCATCTGGGGCAATAATGCATTGGTGGTGGATGACAGCCTGATGCAGTCGCTTTCCAAGACTCGCGCACGGGCTGGTATGTTGCCCAAGGCGGAGCGCTCCCGCGTTTGGAGCATGTTGGACGACTTTGAAGGCCAGACCGCGCAAGCACCGGATGGCTCCATCGTCGTTCCTGGCGATGTGGCCAACCGCTATCAGTCGTCCATTCGCAAGGCTTCGGAAAGCGCGCAAGGATTCCTCAAGGAAGAATTGACCGGCCTGCGCAAAGACATTCTCGGTGCGTTCAATCGCTCTGTGTCTCCAGAGGATGCCGCCGCCCTGGCGCTGAATCAGCGCAAGTACAAGGCATTCAAGACTGTGGAGCCGCTTTTGGCAAAGGGAGAGGTGGGGGTGGCTGGCCGAGAGGCTGGTGATGTTCCCGCGGCACTGTTGCCGAGTGCCGTATTCAACTCCTACCGCACAAACACGGCAGGCTCGCCACTGGCTGAGCTGGCGAAGATGGGTTCACGCTACATCGTGGATCGCACACCGCAGACAGGCGGCAGTACGAGGGCCTTGATACAAAACAGCGCCATTGGCGGCGCTTTGGGCGCTGGCATGTTCACGAATCCGTTACTGGCCGCACCTGTCATACCAGCCGGGATGGCGCTGAACCGTGCGCTGGGGTCTCCAGCCATTGCGCGCTCTCTGCTGGAGTCCTCAGCGCCTCAGATGGGCGGTTTGCTATCTATCGGGCAAAAGGCCGCGCCAGTGCTTATCGCCCAGTGATGCCACGCCAGATCCCATAGAGGAAAGCCAGGAAGCACACCACTCCTAGCTTGAGAAGCATCCAGTCAATAAAGTCCAAGCCCGCTCCTTGCGGGCTTTTTTTTGCCCGTCACCAATTATCAACCAACCACTGAAAGACTTCAATGGCCCTCCACATCGCCGAATTCGCCGAAGCCAACATCGCCAACGTGCGCACCTATCAACTGGCTGTCGTACCTCCACTGGCAGAGCAGTCGCTGGCCATGAGTTCCACATCCACTGCATTCAACGCCAACACCCGCCTGGTGCGTCTGTGTGCTGACGAGCCTTGCCGGGTAGCGTTTGCTGCCGTGCCTACCGCAACATCAACGTCACTCCTACTGCAAGCCGGTTCGACTGAGTATTTCGGCGTGCCGATCAGTTCCGGCTACAAAATCAACGTGATTGCGGCCTAAGCCATGTTTGGCATGCAGATGGGCCAGATGGGCCAAACGGGTGCGGCATTGCCTTTGTCGAGCATCCCAGCGATGACTTCTGCTAGCGCACCGTCCGGCGCTGCAAGTGCATCGTCTGAATACGCAGGCTATCAAGCGTACAAGGCCTTCGACCAGTCGGACAGCTATTGGGCTACCTCATCCGCAAACATGACGAACCAATGGTTGCGTTACTCATTCCCCACACCGAGGTTTGTCCACACCATTGAACTGACCCCTGGGCCCGAAGGCGGGCCGACAAAATGGCGTCTTGAATACAGCGATGACGGAAGCACTTGGGTGCCTGTGCTGTCCGTACCTAGCTATACGCCCGTCAGCAATGTCAAGACGACACACGACGTTATTGCGGCGGGAAAACACACACACTGGCGGATTTTTGCGGAGACGGCAACGTTCTACTGTTCTGTCAAGGAAATGCAGCTCCTGGGCTTCCAATGAAACTCATCATCCAAAACAGCCGCATCGCCGCGACGACCACCGACGAATATGACGGACCTGATGAATTCATCATCGCGCCGCCTGATTTTGACCCGGAACGCATGGCCGAATACGCCTACGCCGATGGCGTGCTTGTGCTTTCCGTGCCGCAGAAAGTCACCATGCGCCAAGCCCGCTCCTTGCGGGCTTTTTTTTGCCCGAAAGATCATTTTCACATGATTTCACGAATCGCAATAGGGGCGGTTTGCTTCGCCCTGTCCGCTTGCGGAGGCGGTGGTCAACCCGTCACGGTTGACCTATACGGGGATAGCATCATGTCAGGGTACGGCGTGCAAGTCTCTCCAGCGGACCGCATTCGCTCAGCAAGGCCGGATTGGGGGGTGGTTGACCACTCCGTACCAGGAACGCCGCTCAAAGCTCTTATGCCAGGCTTTTCCAGCTCCCCACGTACCGGGCAAGTAGTCGTGATCGGGAATGGATTTGTTGACGCTTACCAGGGCATTGATGGGTATGCGCAAGACCTCCGGACGGCGGTTCTCCAAGTCGTAGCAGAAGGCCGCACCCCCGTTCTGACCGGCGTTATCGGCACGCCCAACCCACCAGCATTGGCCCATGAGTACAACGCAGCGACGCATCAAATAGCCAAAGAATACGGCCTTGCGCATGCTGGCTGGGGGGAGGCTTATCGAGAGGGTGACGCATCACCGGACGGCATACACCGCACACAAGCCGCATCGGATCGGCTGGCTGATCTGTTGATTCAGGCAATTGAAAAAGGGCAGGACGAATGACCCTCAAACAACAAGCCACAGACCAAGCCGTACAGCACACCACGAATTTCGTCGGCTCCAAGATCGCCACTGGGATGACCTATGGCGGTTTGGTCCGTGTGTTGCGGACTGATCGAGGGGCTGGCGCCCGCCCCACGCCGGTGGCCATAGACATTTGACAAAAGGAGGTAGCCGAGTGATCGAACAAAAACCAAACCGCCGCGCCGGGGACGGAGCAGTCAACGTGCTGGCCGAGCGTATCGACGGCCTGTGCGTGGACATGAACGAGATGAAGCACGGCATCGCAAAAATGGCCGATGCGCTCACAAAGCTGGCCATCGTGGAAGAGCGTCAAACGCAAACCATTTTTGCGCAAGAACGCGCCTTCAAAGCCCTGGAGCGCGTAGAAGAACGCCAGCACACGCACGAGCTTGTGTGCAAAGACCAGGACAAAGAAGTTCGCCAGCTCATTGCCGACAGCAACGAGCGCTTGGCCGCCCGCGTGGGCGAGCTGGAAAAGGCCGAGCCCATGCAGGCCCAAACCAGCAAATGGGTCACGGCAGGCGTGTGGGGCGCTCTGGCCCTGCTGGCATCGTTCATCGTGCCGCGCATCCTTGAGCGGGTGTTTCAATGAACCCCGCGCTGCGCTCCAAGCTCAAAGCATCCGGCGCTGCGGGGGCTGGCGCGCTGGCCTTGGCCATGATCTTCGGAGCGCACTTTGAGGGCACCGGCCCAACGCGCAAGGCCCAGGACGGCACACGCGAATACAAGCCATACCGAGACACGGGCGGAATCTGGACGGTGTGCCGAGGCGTCACGGGCAAGGCCGTGGTGCCTGGTCGCTGGCACACCGAAGGCGAGTGCCACGCCATGGAGAGCGCAGCCTATAAAGAGGCCGAGGACGGTGCGCGGCGGATTTTCACCCACTACGACACCTACAGCCGATGGATGCAAATGTCGCTGATCGACATGACATACAACGTGGGCGAACAGAAACTGCGGGGCAGGACCATCCAGCGCAAGCTGAATGCAGGCGACATGGTGGGCGGGTGCGAGGAGATGCTGCGCTGGAACAAAGGGCGGGTGAACGGCCAACTTGTGCCTCTGCCGGGCCTGGTGCTGCGCCGCGATGCATCAACTGAAATCTGCCGTGACTGGAAGGACTGACATGAATCCGATCATCCTGGCCATGTGGTGGTACTGGTGGAGGGCGTAGCGATGATCCCCCTCTACACCCACGCCATAGCCGCAGCCGTGGCCGGTGCGCTCGCTTTCGGCGGGGCTTGGCAGGTTCAGGGCTGGAGGTATGGCAAGCAGATTGCCGACATCCATGCGACGCACACACAAGCCGCACTCAAGCGCTCAGAAGCCGCACGCGCAGACGAAACCAAAACCGCATTGAAGGAATCGACACATGCCGCAGATACGTCGAAAAACTCTGACGAATTCACCACGTCACAACCGGTGCGCGATGCCATTGCTCGCGCTGACCTTGCTATTGCTGACCGGCTGCGCATCGGCGCCGAGCGCAGAGCCGCCACTTATCGTGCGCAAGCCCAAAGCAACGCCGCTGCCTGCAGCGATCTTGCAGATCGACACGCGGCCCTCGATGCGCACGTTGTCCGAGGGGCGGGCGTGGTTGCAGGACTCGGAGCGGATCTTGAGCGGCGGGACGAAGAAGTAGTGCTGCTGCGCAAGCAGGTTGACACCGAGCGGGCGCTGACAGCCGATTGATGCTGGAGGCGTGGCCGAAGTAAATGTGTGTCGCGTTACCTCATCGCTGAGGTAGTCCGGGAACGGCACATTGGATGCCAGCATTGCGCTTTCCATCGCAGAGAGCAGGCGCATGAGGCTCAAGAGTTCAGGTGTTGTCATGGCTCTTGCCCTCCAGCCGCGCCAAATGCTTCTTGACGTACGCCATGGCCGCAGCTTTGGCTTCCGCTTCCGTCAATCCAGAGTCGTTGCATGAGTTGTAGTACGGGACATCGGAGTCCCAGCCTGCTACCCAAAGCCATTCTGTGCGCCCTGTGTGTTGCGGGATATGTGCGATCACAGAGGCGAAAGTGCTTTTACCGTCATGCAGAACGCTACCGCGAGGCCCGGCGCCGATGGCCATCAGGCCGGTTTTTCTGGGTTTCAATTTCCAACGGAGTCTCATCACTTCCCCTCCTGTGCTGCACGGGCGGCGTCGATGGCGTCGTCAATGTGACCCTTGCCGCGCACGTTCATTGATGTTGCTATTTCATAGACCCGCGCGCGATCTTCCTGTCTGTGGTGATCTGCTGTCAGCCACCGATATCGAGCCGCATCCAGCGCATCCCCCTGCGCTGCGGGCGAGGGCTGGGGTGCTGCCGCGCTGATTGCTTCAGCCGCCATTTGCGCTGCCTTGATCGTGGCGTTCGCGCAGATCAAATCGTGGAAACGCTGGATCGCCCCGTGCAGATCGTGAGTGCGGCTTGCGGGACCAATGAGGCCGACGCTTTCCGCGAGCACCATCGTCGCAGTATCAATCTCGGCTGGCTCCCGTTGGGACGCTGGCTGGGTGGTTGGCGCGGAGACCGGGCACCAATGAGGTGTATTCCAATTGGTGTCGCCTATGTATTTGCTCTCTGGCAATGACGGATGTTCACAGTAGACGTAATGCCCGCTGTCACCCTGAACTGCATAGCTTTCCGAATTGCACGCCTTGCAGTCGGAGCAACTGCGCCTAACGGTCACATTCGGTCCGTACCCGCTCGGCCCCGCCACAGCGGCAGGCACTGCCACCTCACCACTTGGATGTATCAAGTTCAAAGGCCATTGATCGCTTACTTCCGGCAGGTTGTTTTCTGTGCAAAAACGTTTTATAAGCTCGGCTATCGGCGCGCAGTCATCTTTTGCCGACATAACCGTTCTTTCTTCCCTGGTGGTAAGCCATCCTACAAAACCATAAACAGCTTCCGCAGCATTCAGTTCTTTATTCATTTCAGTTTTCCTCTATTCGTTCAATCGCGCCTAACTCGGCGCTCGTTCGGACTCGCTGCGCTCGCCGCACAGCTAGGCGTT